GGAAGTCCTGCTAATGGTGCATCTATAAGATATGATGGTTCTGCTAATAATTTTAGAATTGGAGTTGGGACAGATGTAGACACAACAAGATTAACAATAGACAGAGGAACTGGACTTGCAACTTTTGCAAATAATGTTCAAGTAAATGGAGAAATAACTGCAAGTACAGCAAATGCCACGTTAAATTTATTATCTGGGGCCAATGGTAATAGTACAATTAATTTTGCTGATCCAGACGATAACAACGTAGGTCAAATAATATACAGACACAACGGTAATAGTATGTCGTTTGATACTACTGACACTGAAAGAATGCGTATAGATAGTTCAGGTAGTGTATTAGTTGGAACTACAGCGGCTGTTAGTTCATCACAAGGTGGTGCTGAATTTCTTGCAGGAGAATCTGGAGGCAGAAGAGTATTACGTTTAGCAACTACAAATACATCTGTTAATGATTTAATTGTATTTATTAATGGTAACGGTACAGTTGGTACTATTCGTACAGATGGTTCAGCAACTTCATTTAATACTTCTTCAGATTATAGATTGAAAGAAGATTTAAAAGACTTTGATGGACTTGATAAAGTTTCTAAAATTCCTGTATATGATTTTAAATGGAAAGTAGATGATTCTAGATCATATGGAGTATTAGCACACGAATTAGAAGAAGTTATACCTAACGCGGTTTCAGGAGAAAAAGATGCAGATGAAATGCAAGGTGTGGATTACAGTAAAGTAGTACCATTATTAATTAAATCAATACAAGAGCTTGAAGCTAGAGTAAAAACGTTAGAAAACAAGTAAATATATATAAGTAATTAATAATCAATAAATAAAATTAAATTATGAGTGAAGAAACATGGAGTGCTGACGAATTAGCACAACACATAGCATCTACTATGGATTCAGTAGGTATAGTTGAAAGAATTAGAGATGTAAAAGAATCAGACAGAACTGACGATGAAAAAAATGAATTAGATAGAAACGAAAGACACATACAGCTTAAAATGGCTATTACACAATTTGTATCTGGCTTATCAGTAGATGAAAAAGCTAAAATAGATGCTTTAAGATTATAAGCTATGTGGAAATTAACTAAACAATACTGGAAAGACATGTGGAAAGCTCTATGGAGTAAAACTACTGTTGATGAAAAAGCTATTGCAACTATCAAAGAAGTTAAAAAAAGAGCTAAACTAACTACTCAAGAATTACAAGATGTAGTTAAAGCTTTTAAAGAAGTTGGTAACCAAATAGGTGATATTGACAACGCTTTGAGAGGTGAAGAACGTAAAGGTAGAAAAACAAATATGGGTAAAGGTGCTCAAAACCCAATAAATATGGGTAATTCTAAAAAATAATGAATATGTTAAAAGATAAAGAATTAAGAGGGTATTTAGGTGCTGCTACAGTATTTTTACTTGTAATGGGACTTTTATTGTTTTTAGCATTTTTTGAAATACCAGATACAAACAATGATATATTTAAAGTAATTGTAGGTATGCTGGTTGGTTCACTTTCTGTTGTTATATATACTTTTATAGGTAAAAACCCAGAAGAAGTTGAAGCGTTAAAAGCTAAAAATGATGCATTAGAAGATAAAGTATCAGCTATGGTTATTGAAAAAGACAAGCTAGAAGCTTTGTTAAGAGATCTTCAAAACGAAGTTATAGAAAAATTATCTATAACAGGTGAGAAGTTCAAGTTCCAAAACAATAGTAAAAATGTCAAATAAAAAGAAGTTTAAAGATACTACTGTTGGTCAATTATTATTTGGCGCAGCTTCTGTAATAAATCCTACATTAGGAAATGTATTACAAGGTGTTACATCACCTAAAGAAGCTATTGAAGCTATTACTAAATCTGATGCGCCCGCAGAGGATAAAGTAAAGTTGCAACAAATAATATACGAGCAACAAGAAAAAGAATTAAAAGCTATAACGTCAAGATGGGAAGCAGACTCAATGTCTGACTCGTGGATGTCGAAAAACGTACGCCCACTAGTATTAGTATGGTGTATTGTTATATTTTCTTTAGCTGGTATCTTAGATAGTGTAGAAAGTATACCGTTTCAAATAAATAATACATGGAATGATACTTTTGAGAAAGTTATGATGGCTGTGGTTTTAGCCTATTTCGGAGGACGAAGTGGTGAAAAAGCAGCTAGTATATTTAAAAAATAATTAAGTTTAATTAAACCAAAAATCCAAAATTATGAGTAAAAAAGAAATGAAAATTACTGAAGAGCAATTAAAACAAATTCAAGCTCAAGTAAAAGTTAGATCACAATTAGTTAACGACATCGGTGCTGTAGAAGCACAGAAACACGAACTATTACATGCTTTAAATAATGTAATGGCAAAAACTAAAGAAACTGCTGACAAGCTAGAAGAAGAGTACGGAAAGATTAATATTAATCTTGAAGATGGTTCTTACGAGGTTGTTGAAGTAGAAGAAGAAAAAGAAGAAGTAGAAGAAAAATAAAATCAATTCCTATGGCTAAGTTAATTAGAAAAATAAGCATAGGAACTGACTATAAAAATGAAGCAATGCACTACTCCGTAGGTCAACAAGTCTACGGAGGACATTGTATATCTAATATATTATTTGATCAAAAAGATAATTCATATAATATATATATTGAAAAAGAAAATGAAACCATACCTTGGAAAAAATTTAATTCCAATATGGCTATTTCAATTGAATATAATTTAGAATACTAATGCAAAGTTTATTTAGCTTTATAGTAGAACCAAAAAACGGTAGATACGACAACGAGGTAGATATTGATGGTAAAAAACTTATTATTAATACTACTATGGACGATCATAAATACGTTAACAGAGTAGGTATTGTAAAATCAATACCAAAAATAGGTAAAACAAATATAAAAATAGGTGATGAGGTAATTGTACACCATAATGTTTTTAGAAGGTTTTACGATGTAAGAGGTATTGAAAAAAACAGTTCATCATATTTCAAAGAAGATTTATATTTTTGTTTTTATGATCAAATATTTTTATATAAACAAGATAACGAGTGGAAAGCACCATTTGATTTTTGTTTTGTTAAACCTATAGTTGAAAATAAAAAACAACTTGTAACTGTTCAAAAAGAACGTCCTCGTGTTGGTATACTAAAATATGGTAATAGTTCCTTAGATGCTTTTAAAGTGAACGAGGGGAGCCTTGTTGGGTTCAGCCCAAGCAGCGAATATGAATTTGTTATAGATAATGACAGATTATACCGCATGCGAACTAATGATATTACAATTAAATATGAATACAAAGGAGACGAAGTTGAATATAATCCAAGCTGGGCAAGTGGCTGTGGACGAACTTATTAAAGTTGCTAAAGAACCTATTGTAGACTCAGAAGATGACATCAGTGCTGACAGATTAAAAAATGCAGCTGCTACAAAAAAATTAGCAATATTTGATGCTTTTGAAATACTTAAACGTATACAAGAAGAAGAAGATATGTTAAATGAAAAACCTAAAGAAGTTAAAAAAGAAAAAACTTTTAAAGGTTTTGCAGAAGGAAGGTCTAAGTAATGTATCAGCAAGATTTAATAAAAGTACTAACTGATTATGTTAAACCTAAAGTTTTAGCTAAAAAAAATAGGTATAAAAAATGGGAGTACGGTTACAACAAAGAACACGACTTTGTAGTTATAAGTAGAACAGGTGAAATAGGTGAGGTATATGAAATACAAAATTTAAAAATAGCTTTACCTAAACAAAAAAATATTTATAAGTTTAAAGATAATAAATGGAGTAAGTTTGAATATCCAAAAGCTTTATTAAGAATTAAAACAGTTTTTGATTTTAAACAATATCCAGAAGAATTTAAAGAAGAGTGGTATGATTACATCGATAATGAGTTTACCCGTAGGGAGGAAGGTTTTTGGTTTTATAACAAAGACGTTCCTACTTACATTACTGGTACTCATTACATGTACTTGCAGTGGTCCAAGATTGATGTTGGGGCACCAAACTTTAGAGAGTCAAATAGATTATTCTTTATTTTCTGGGAAGCTTGTAAGGCAGATTCACGATCCTTTGGGATGTGTTACCTTAAGAACAGGCGTTCCGGGTTTTCTTTCATGGCAAGCGGAGAGGTTGTCAACTTGGCAACCATATCAAGTGACAGTAGGTATGGTATATTATCCAAGTCCGGACCTGACGCGAAGAGTATGTTCACCGATAAGGTGGTACCTATATCCGTCAATTACCCCTTCTTTTTCAAGCCGACCCAGGACGGAATGGACAGGCCCAAGACCGAGCTCGCCTACCGTGTCCCCGCAAGTAAGTTCACCCGTCGTAAACTTACCTCCACCGCCTCCACCACGGCCGACGAAGCCTTACAGGATCTCAAGGGACTTGACACGACCATCGATTGGAAGAACACCGGTGACAACTCCTACGATGGGGAGAAACTCAAACTCCTCGTACATGATGAATCGGGCAAGTGGGAGCGTCCGAACAACATCCTCAACAACTGGAGGGTCACGAAAACCACACTAAGGTTAGGTAGTAAAATAATAGGTAAGTGCATGATGGGATCAACATCTAACGCGCTTAATAAAGGTGGTGGTAACTTTAAAAAACTGTACTATGACTCAGATGTTAGAAAAAGAAACGCCAATGGACAGACTCGCTCAGGATTATATAGTTTGTTCATACCTATGGAATGGAACTACGAAGGATACATTGATTCTT